AATTTCAATTCTTGTTAGTTGGTCTAAAGCATCTAAAGAGGGTGAAGTTTGATATTTTTCGTAATACTCTTTAATTAATTGCATAATTAATCTAAAGTATTGATTATCGAAATACTTTGGTACTATTGCGTCAATTATTACTTGGAAAAATTTATTATCCGTAATAATTAAATTTAATAACTTAAGTTGGAATGAATATCCTAGATATCCAAAATTTTGTTTATCACTCATCTAAAAAATCTTTATTAATAAATACGTTATTTGTTTACAATTAGACTATAATCTTGGTAGTGCGTAGTAAGTTTTTTACTAGATAGTGTTTCTGTTAATTCTCTAAGTATATAAGATATTTGTGGTCTTATATCTACCGTGTATCTAATTTTAGGGGGGTAGACGCTCGAGGGGAAGATTGTAGTTAATATTTTTCTATTTCCCACTTTTATTGTTATCGTAAATGTCTCTCCTTTATTTGCTACATCATTACTATTTTCCCTATATGAACTATCTAAAAAAAGTATAGTTTTTAGTACTAAACTTCTTTTAATCTCGTCAACAATATACTTTACTGTGTCGTGTAAATCTATAGAGTATATAGCTTTTTGGTTAAAATTTCTAACGGTAAAATATCTTTGACAGATTATATTATTACCTAATTCTAATAAGAATTCGCATTTTTGTGTATTTTCAAATTTTTCTTTCATTTTAATTTTTGTTTTTTTTAATATAAAAATCTTTTTCTATTCTAGTTAATCTTAAAAAGGGTCTTACAAAATCTACCCAAGCATCGTCTGTCTTGGGTAAAATATTAAGAATTCCATCTGACATCATCAAGTCTAAAGCATTTTTCCAATGTCTACCTTCTGGGTCTATCGCTTCTTTTGATAATTCTTTTATTCCATCTATTGCTATTTCGGTTAGGAATTGTTTACCGACACCTATAATATCATAATTTATGTTTAATATATTATAAGATTTTTTTTCTCTATTTAAAATCTTAGGTTCTTTTTGGGTTATCCCTTCAAGTATATTTTTTTCTTTAACACTAAGTTTTTCTTTTGTTTTAATTGTCTCTAATATGTCTTTTAAAGTTACTTTTTCCTCTAAAATTTCAGGTTTTATTTTAACTAAGGATTTTACACCAACTAATTTTATACCATATATATTATCAGAAGAATCCCCACATATAGTTTTTACAACTCTTACATTGTCAGAGGGT